CAGTATACAACGCAAATGAAGTTGTTATGATAAACTCAAAAAATAAAATATTTGTAATCGAATAAATATTTTTAATATGCCATTACCAAAACAAGTCAAACCTACATTACCGTTAGTCCCTAAGAAAACATTATCTGCTAGGAGAGAACAGTTATTGGAGTTTATCAATAAAGACGGAACGTTTTTACCTAAGTCAGTGTTACACGCCGATTTGGATAGGGGGATGCTTGATTTTGTTAAAGGTGAGTTGGAAGTTGTAACCGCAGGAAAAGTTGTTCCAATGGTTGACACAATAATTACAACTCAAAACTGGGCTCAATATGTTGAGACAGCTTTGTTCGTTGATTTGGATTATAATCCATCACCTCCATTCATTACCGTTGTTAGAAGTCCTGAGGTTAAGTTTGGAACAAATCCCGCATTACAATACACTATACCAAATAGAAAACAATTTTATTATGCATCGGTTCCAACTTGGAACGGAAACGAACAAGGTATGGACATATATACAATACCTCAACCTGTTCCTGTTGATATTAATTATAGTTTGAAGTTTATCTGTAATAGGATGAGAGAGTTGAATCAACTCAACAAGATTGTTATGCAGAAATTTTCTTCAAGACAAGCCTATACCTTCATCAAAGGTCAATATGTTCCAATTATATTAAATAATGTTTCTGATGAATCCCAAATGAACTTAGACGCCAGAAAATATTATGTTCAGAGTTATGATTTTACTATGTTAGGTTATTTGATTGACGAAGAAGAGTTTGAGGTTAAACCTGCGATTGCTAGAGTGTCCCAAGTATTCGAAGTTCAGTCTGACAACAAAAAGAAAAAAAGAAAAATATATCCTGAAAACCCAGATGAGTTTGGTCAGAATTTTTTATTTGTTTCAGGTAATACTATTTTAAGTGGTATTGTTGATTTTACTGTTGACATGACATTCATTTCTTCGAATAACATCAATACGTTTGATGTGTTTATTAATGGGGATTATTATGGAACAGATTTGAACTTTATACAAGTTACTTTGGACGATGTTCTTAGAATCGAAGTTGTTAAAAATGATGATACTTTGAATGGTAATATTTTGTTTGAAAACAAGTTAGTTTAATTCTCTCCGTATATATCTTTTTTCTCTTTACACTTCTCAATAATTAAATTCTCTAAAAATTTATAAATTTTAATTCCTCTCTTATCACAGTATTTTTTAAGGATATCATGTGATTCAGGGGATATTTTTATGTTTTTGATTTCTTTCTTTGTTTTCATGGTAGAAAAAAGGCAGAATTTATTCTCACCGTTTATAAATAGATATCAGAAAGTCAAGTTTTTTCATTCAAATACTAATATTTATCATTAAAATAAATCTGCATTAGAACAATTTAATAATGGCAACAGCACAAGCAAATCAAAAAGTATTCGTTTCACCTGGTGTATACACCTCTGAAACTGACTTATCTTTCGTGGCTCAAAGTGTCGGTGTAACTACACTAGGTCTTGTTGGAGAATCCATCAAAGGACCAGCATTTGAACCTGTATTTATTACCAACTATGATGAATTCCAAGCTTACTTTGGTGGAACAATCCCAGAGAAGTTCGTGAATACACAAATCCCTAAATATGAAGCGGCGTATATTGCCAAATCTTATCTCCAACAGTCTAACCAAATGTTCTTTACAAGAATTCTTGGTTTATCTGGTTATGACGCAGGTCCATCTTGGAGTATAAGAGTAACAGCTAACCCTGACCCGACAACTATCGGTATCAACTCGGCTGTTGCAACAACTCCTTGGAGTGCGTCTTTTACGGGTTCTACTTCAGGAAATACAATTACATTCGTTGGAGGTGCGTTACCTGCACCTGTGGCTTTAGATTTAAACACTCAATTTACTTTATCAAACGGTTCAACTTCAACATATGCTGAAGGTTTTAACACATACGTTGGTAATATAATTGATACTCCTTCTTTATCTGCAACAACAGCAGTTGTTTACGGGTCAATTCCTGGAACTGATTATGCGAATTTATCAGGTTATACAACAATTGTTAATGCGTTTGGAAGTGATTCAACTAATTTAGATAATAACGATTTATCATCTGGAGATAACGACCCTTGGTTTTACGCAACATTTGATATCCCTAATGGAAACAACTATTCAGGATATTCATTTGATTACGTAGTTTCTAATTTAGTTTCTTTAGGTAGCACTGTTTATAGTGGAACAGTGTCAGGTAATAGTTATACTTTTTCTGGAACCGCTTTCCTTGATTATAACAATATGGTTGTAGCTACTTTACGTTCAAGAGGTATTTCTCTTTTCACTAATAGTGCTTCAAGTCCTAATCACGGACCTGTTTATGAGGTTACTGGATTAACTGATGTTCAGTTAGTTTGTTCTGACCAATACTCAGGGGTTACTAAGAATCCTTTTGGAACTTTCTTAGTTTCTGGTGTTACAAAAGATGCAGACACGTTCTCTTTCGAGACATCGTTGTTAGCGTCTTCTTCAAAATATCTTACAAAAGTGTTTGGTATTGATAACTTTGGAAAATCGAGAAATGAAGTTCCATTGTTTGTTGAAGAAATTTATCCAGGTTCTTTAAACTACGCATTCAATCAAAGTTACATTAGAGGTTTGAATTGTGAATTAGTTGCTTTACCTGAAGCAAGAGTTACAAACTCAACAACAACAATAGCTTGGAAATTACAAAGATATCAGTCACCTAAGACTCCTTACTTTGTTTCTGAACTAAGAGGTAATAGAGTTTATAATCTTTTCAGATTTATATCTATTTCTGATGGTGATGCTGCAAATACAGAAGTTAAGGTTTCAATTGCAAACCTTTCATATAATAATATGACATTTGATATTTTGGTTAGAGATTTCTTTGATACAGACCAAAATCCTGTAGTTCTTGAAAAATATACGAATTGCACAATGGACCCAGCAACTAACAACTTTATCGGTGTTAGAATTGGAACTTCAAATGGTGAATACGCTTTAGTTTCAAGATACATCATGGTCGAAATGGCGGACGGTGCTCCTATCGATGCTCTTCCTTGTGGATTCAATGGATACACACAAAGAGAGTATGAAACTGCATCCAACCCTTCACCTTATATTGTATTCAAAACAAAATATAACTTCCCTGGTGAAGTAATTTATAATCCTCCGTTTGGAACTACTTCAGGTGGCTCTAACGCGGTTGAATCTCCAGGTGATGTTGTTAGAAGAACTTATTTAGGTTTCTCAACACAATACGGTATTGATGATTCGTTCTTACAATACAAAGGTCAACAAAACCCTATTGGTGATTGGGCACAAGCAACTGAATCTATTCCTTGGAATTATCTTTCAAAAGGTTTCCATATGGACTCAGGTGCAACCGTTGTAACAATTGGTAATATATACGACACAAGTGGTCAAACTGCTTTTGAGTGTGGTGTTGCTGAATTCAGAAATGACCCAGAGTCTCAGGAAAACCCTTACTATTTTATTTACGCTAGAAAATACACATGTTGTTTTGCTGGTGGATTCGATGGTTGGGATATCTACAGAGAGTGGAGAACAAACGAAGATAGATTCCAATTAGGTGCTTCAGGTTTCATGGCAGGTTTCGCACCTGACCCAAGATACCCAACAGCAACTGGTGATGGTATCTTCAAGAGAATAGTGGTTGAGAATAATAGAAGTGATTTTGCTAACACTGACTACTACGCTTACTTACTTGGTATCTTAAGTTTCTCAAACCCTGAATCTACAAACATCAACGTATTCGCAACTGCATCAATCAACTATATTGATAACTCAAACTTAGTTGAATCAGCAATCGATATGGTTCAATTCCAAAGAGCGGATTCAGTGTATATCGCAACGACTCCTGACTATGACATGTTCTCACCAGATGCTACTGACCCTCAGTTAATTGTTTATCCACAAGAAGCTGTAGATGCTCTCGATAACACAGGAATCGATTCTAACTACACAGCGACTTACTATCCTTGGATACTTGTAAGAGACACTGTTAATAATACACAAATCTATCTACCTGCAACAGGTGAAGTTTGTAGAAACTTAGCATTAACTGATAACATCGCATTCCCTTGGTTCGCATCAGCGGGTTATACGAGAGGTCTTGTAAACTCAGTTAAAGCGAGAGTTAAACTAACTCAAGAAGATAGAGATACATTATATCAAGGTAGAATTAACCCTATCGCAACTTTCTCTGACGTAGGAACTGTAATTTGGGGTAACAAAACTTTACAAGTTGCTGATACCGCTCTTAACAGATTAAATGTTAGAAGATTGTTATTACAAGCTCGTAAGTTGATTTCAGCGGTGGCTGTAAGATTATTGTTCGAACAAAACGACCAAATCGTTAGACAACAATTCTTAGACAGTGTTAACCCAATCTTAGATTCAATCAGAAGAGACAGAGGTTTATACGATTTCCGTGTAACAGTTTCATCTACCCCTGAGGATTTGGATAGAAATACACTTACAGGTAAGATTTACTTAAAACCTACGAAGGCATTAGAATTCATCGACATCGAATTCTTCATTACTCCAACAGGAGCTTCGTTTGAAAATATCTAATACTGATTACAGTATTTCGAAATCCCCCACCACAAATGGGGGATTTTTGTTTAATAAAGGTATTTATATGTTATGAGAAAAAAATTGATTATCAGTGAATCAGAAATCGATGAAATCCGTAGAATGTATGGATTGGTGACAGAACAATCTTCTTCATTCTCTATACCTAAAGAAGTTGCTGGTTTCATTTCAAAAATAGAATCAGTTTTTTCGTATATGGAGCTGGGTAAAATTGTGGGGAAAACATATAATGGTTCTGAAAATTTGAATCTATTTAAAAACTATGTTGAAAATACAATAGGTTTTGATTGTTGGAATAATATGAGTGATGCTTTCAAAGCACAGTTATGGTCTTATGCTTTTCAGGCTGATTCCGGTCAAAAAGGAATGTTTTTTAGATGGGTGGCTGGATTGGCGAACGCAATTGACCCTTCGATTGATAGACTTAGCATTGTTAATAAACCATTGGAAAACAAGAATGTTCAAGACGCTATAAAATTAATTAAAAAAAATTGTTCAAACATAAATGATTACTATGAACAATATTTGAATGTAGTTGATTCTCAGTATAAATCTGGTGATTATAATGATAATTACAAAAACATATGGCGATACAGACCAATTGCAATTTCAAGGTTAATGAATGGTGAAAGTTGGAATAAGGTTAAGCAAGATTGGAAATCATCTCTAAACAATGTAGTTACGACTATCCCTTCAAAGGTGGTTGATAAATCTGTTACGAAATCAACTGATAAAGTTGTTTCGGAACCAACGACAAACTCTCCATCAAAAAAGAAAGAAAAGATAACAGGTAAAGATTTACAGGAGTTTTTAGATAACATAAGAAGTAAAACAGTCGGTCTTAAGGTTGATTTCGATTCTGTGAATATTGACATGGATAAACGAGAATTGACTTTTAGTTTAGATGAAACCAAAGAACCTGTCAAAAGATTGACATTTGCTGTTAACCTGAATAATGAGAAAACTTGTGAATCTTGTGTTAACATTGGGGTAAAAAACAATGTTCCTGATGACAAGAGAATTAAAGGAAAGTTTGAAAACGGAACAAGAATGTTTGAGTTATTCGCCCTTTATTAAAAAAGGATATTTATATAATATGTTAAGAGTTATTAAAGAAGGTTTTAAAGAACCTAATAGTCCAGATATGAAATATTATGCGTTCGATTGGGACGATAATATTGTTCATATGCCAACAAAAATCGTTCTTAAGACGGATGATGGTGAAGAGTTTGGAATGAGCACAGAAGACTTTGCGGAATATAGAAGTGAAATTGGTAAGGGTCCTGTAGAATATAAAGGGAAGACTATTGTGGGATTTGCTAACAATCCATTCAGAAACTTTAGAACTGAAGGAGACAAACAATTTTTGGTTGACGCAATGAAAGCCAAACTTGGACCTGCATTCGATGATTTTAGAGAGGCAATCAATAATGGTTCAATATTTGCAATCATCACGGCAAGAGGTCACAACCCCAACACACTGAAAGAAGCTGTTTACAATTACATCATAAATGATTTCAATGGTATAAGTAAGGAGAGTCTTCTGAAGAACCTTAGAAAATACAGGTCGTTCGTCGATGAAGAGGAAATGACTGACGATGAATTAATCAAATCTTATTTAGAACTCAACAAATACCACCCCGTTTCTTTTGGTGACGACAAGGGTGCGGCAAGTCCTGAAGAGTTAAAGGTTATTGCGATGGATGATTTTGTGAGTTATATTAAAGGAATGGCTGCAGTGTTAAATAAGAAAGCATTTCTTAAAAAAGATATAGGTAATAAATTCGTTCCATCTAAACCAGTTATAGGATTTTCAGACGATGACCCTAAAAACGTAGAAGTAATGAGTAAACACTTTAAAGATAAACCAGATAATCTAGTTAAGACTTATTCTACTGCTGGAGGAATTAAAAAGGAAGTTAAATAAAGAATATTCTTTTAGAAAAAAAAGTAAAGTAATATATTTTTCCACAAGACTATATTTATAACATATAAACAAAGAAAAACAAAACTAATATAACATGGCTGATTTATTAATGAAAATGCCGATACCGTATGAACCGAAACGCCAGAATCGATTCATCATGAGATTTCCCTCAAGCTTAGGTATTAATGAATGGTTCGTAGAATCAACATCAAGACCGGCAATCAAAATCCAATCAACAGAAATTCAATTCTTAAATACTTCTACATATGTAGCAGGAAGATTCAACTGGGATGAGATTCCTGTTAAATTCAGAGACCCAATTGGACCGTCAGCGGCTCAAGCTCTAATGGAGTGGGTTCGTTTACACGCTGAATCAGTGACAGGTCGTATGGGTTATGCTGCGGGTTACAAAAGAGATATCGACCTCGAACTATTAGACCCAACAGGTGTGGTAGTAGAAAAGTGGATTCTATACGGAACATTCTTAACGAGTGTGAACTTCGGAACGTTAGCTTACAATACAGACGCTTTGGCAGACATTTCAGCCAGTCTTCGTCCTGACCGTTGTGTATTGGTTTACTAATACTATTTATAAAAAATCAATAGAAACTATATTTAACCGTAAAGACATAAACTTTACGGTTATTTTTTTATATGGAAAATCAAGCAAGAGACTACGGTCAAGAAAACTTTACATTACCACACGACATGGTTCCATTACCATCTCAAGGTGCGTTTTATAAGAATAAAAAGAAATCACTCAAAGTTGGTTATCTAACTGCATCCGATGAGAACATTCTTATGGGTGGGGCTGATGATATCACAGCTACATTACTAAGGTCAAAAATATATGAACCTGACGTGAGAATTGATGATTTATTGGAGGGAGACATTGAGGCTATCTTGGTCTTCTTAAGGAATACATCATTCGGTCCTGAGATTGACATGACTCTAACAGACCCGGCAACAAAGAAGCCATTCTCAACAAAAGTAATTCTTGATTCACTACCGATTGTCAAAGGTCAAGACCCACAAGAAGATGGAACTTTCGTGACAACTTTACCAAGGTCAGGGGTATCAATCAAATTGAAACCATTGACTTATGGGGAATTGAATGAAATAACTAAGATGGTTGATTCATATCCTATGGGTAGAGTTGCACCAAGAGTGACGTGGAGACTTCAAAGACAGATTGTTGAAATTGATGGTTCAAGTGATAAAGGGGATATTGCAAAATTTGTTGACCAAATGCCAATTTCTGACTCCAAATATATCAGAACATTCATGAACGAGAATGAACCAAGACTTAACATGTTCAAAGAAGTAATTGCCCCATCAGGAGAAAGACTAACTGTGAATGTTGGTTTTGGGGTTGAGTTTTTTCGCCCTTTCTTCTGATTATAGGAAAGGACAACTTGATGAATTCTATTACCTGAACTCATTACTTAAAATAACATACCAAGATTTTATATCAATGCCGATTTTTATGAGGAAATATCTCTTGGATAAATGGATAGAAAATAATAGAAAGGACTAAATTTTAGTCCTTTATCTATTTATAGGAAATAATTGATTTATGTTTGATGAAGGCACACAAGGAACCACAGACCCAAATTTAACAGGTAGTATCACTGATGTCAGCACTGCGTTTGGTAAGCTTGAAGAAGAGGCAAAAAGAAGTTTAAAACCAATTAACGAGATTTTAAATCAAGTTAATAAAATTACAATTGCCGCTGAAACACTCAATAAAGAGTTCATTGGTAGTAGAACTAGAATTACTGAAATGATGCAAGCGATTGCAGATGTTTCTCCCGAAGTTATTGGATTAGGTGGAAAATTCGAAGATGTTGGGAAAACAATAGATGGGATTGCTAAAGGTTCGAGAAGGAATGTTATTGCTTCAAAAGAGGATATACAAGAGTTATTTGCAACAAGTAAAGTTATAGGACAAGATGTTAACAAACTTGTCGACCAGTTTGCAAAAGTTGGTATAATGTATTCAGATATATCTGAAAAGGTTGTAGACTCTATTAATTATGTAAACGATATAGGAGGGAATGCCAAAGCTGTCATGGCTGACGTGCTTAGTAATACAGATAAACTATCTCGTTTTAATTTCCAAGGCGGTGTTGAAGGGTTGACAAAAATGGCAGCACAAGCATCGATGTTAAGGTTTGATATGAAAGAAACGTTTGAGTTAGCTGATAAAGTTTTAGACCCGGACCAAGCAATCGAGATGGCATCTGCATTCCAAAGACTGGGTGTTTCGGCAGGAAACCTAACCGACCCATTCATGTTGATGAACCAATCAATCAATGACCCATCAGGATTACAAGACTCCTTAATTAATGTTGCAAAACAATTTACATATTTTGATGAGGAAGCTAAACAGTTCAAAATAAACCCTCAAGGTATTTTGACAATGAGAGAAATGGAAAAACAAACAGGTGTTAGTGCTAAATCAATGAGAGAAGCTGCATTATCTGCTGCTGATTTTGATATGAGAATGTCTGAAATAAAGAAAACAGGAATTGCAACTGGTTTCAGTGAGGATGACCAAAAGTTGATTGCTAACTTGTCAAGAATGAATAAGGAGAAGGGTGGTTTTGAAATTAAAGTTGTGGATGATAAAGGGCAAGAATCATATAAAAAATTAACAGATTTGACTTCTGACCAATTGAAAGCAACATTACAAGCCGAAAAAGATAGACCGAAAGATATTGAATCTGTTCAAAGAAGTCAGTTGAATACTCAAGAGGGTATGTTGCAAAACCTAAAAGAAATTAATGAAAAAATCTTGAAGGGTATTACTGGTAGTCCAACAGCTATAAAAAATATTGGAAAGGCCTCTACGAGCTTGAGAGAAAAGAGTAGAGAAGCAGCCGATAAACTCATACCTTCTGATTTAGACAAAAGAATGGAAAAAATTTTGAAAAAAATGGGAGATGCTACAACAAGTGAGGCTGAAAGAAAAGAACTTGCCAAAAGTTTGAAAGAAGAAATTACAGCCTTGGGAGGTTCGGCTCTCGATAGTTTCAGTGATATGTTTTCAGAAGTAATGGGAGGTTCTTCATTAGGGGTTGAAAAAGTAGACGAAATTTTGAATTTTTTTAAAACAAAGAAATCTGGTCCAAAAAAGATTGGTCCTGAATTTCCCGACAGAGATGGTGATATTTCTTCAGGCACAAAGATAAATACAGACTTTCTTTTCGGTAGAAACAAAGCAGCGGAAACTATAGCAACAGGGAAGGGTGGAGCTACAGTAGGAGGAGGAGCCACTGTCAACGAAACAATAGAGGTAAAACCAATAAGTGGAAAAATAGATATCAATGTGACAGCAACAGGTGCTGATTCCAAAATAATTGAAGAAATTTTAAGTAAAGGTTCGTTAACATTGAAAGAAAGAATTTTCGAAATTGTTACAGAACAATCCAAGATAACTCCTGGCAGAATCAAATAAAAAAATAGGTATAACCTATTTATAAGAAAAACAATTAATGGGTAGTCCGTTAGATTTAATTAGTTCCGAAGGGTTTAGAAAAAAACTTATTACAAAGAACTTAGCACCATATGCAAAGTCTCCAAGTAGAACTACGCCCCCAACTAACTACGAGTATATTCAATCGGATAGGGCTGTTTTAGATACTCCTGATGTTTTAATAGATGAACCGAGTCTAGCCAACAAATTATACCCACTCAATAGATATGGTGCTGAGGGAGGATTCCAACCGGCATCCGACACTGGTAATTTACAAAATACAAAATCAAACGAAGGTGAATATGGATACCAAGATGCAAACATTGTAGGTCAATCGGCACTTGAGTCACAAAAGTGGAAACCACTCAACGTGTTTTCAAATGGAGGAGAACTACCTTTAGACAGTGCTCCATTCTTTGAATCGATTAATAGACCACCTACAAATAACACATCAAACAACCAACCATACCCAACAACCTTCGTTCCATCGACGTATAGTCCTGTATCGATTTTATTATCACCAGACCCAACAGGTTCTAACGGACTTTTATCTCAGGATTCGTTTATTGCTAAGTTAGGAGCGGAAACGCTTAGAGCGGAATTTCAAAGAAGAATTGCCACGGGTATTAGACAAAATACAATAGGAAGAGTAAATGCTTTCAACGTAAGAGGTGGAACTGACATTCTTAATCTTATTACAGGAAGGGTTCCATTGATAGAACCAAACTATCAGATTACAGTTCCTGCAAATCCAATATTGGCGGCAACTGATTTCGCGTTAAGACTTGGTGGTAGTATTATTCCTGTCTCAACTATCCCTGGTTCTTACTTTGACCCATCAATTAATCAAAGACAACCAACAACAATACAACAACTGAACAATGCGTTCAGAAGGTCTACGGTTGGTCGATTCTTTAATAGATTAGTTGGTGCTGACAAATCTGGGTCTCAATTATTTTTGAACAATACAGGTGGAGGTCAGAAGTCTAGATTGTTTGATAACATAGACTACAACAGATATAAGCCGAATTATCAGAGAACAATATTTGACAGACTTGCCGGTGCTTTGGTTGGAACTATTGAATCAAATAGCAATTTCTATGTTGGTTCGATAACTTCAGACCCGTCTAGAGTATTCTCACCAGGAGGTGATATACCTGTCAACTCTTTTGGACAAGAGCAAGAAGCACCTGTCTATGGACCTTCTGAGTTAGCTCAACTATATGAAGGAGTTAGTAGAGAAATTAAACTTGCTGCTAACGGACCAACATACAGTAATGGTGGTGGTATAGAAGGTGGGTTTACTTGGGTTTCTCCAAAATACAGAGGTAATGCTGGTAAGAAAGTCGGTATTGGTGGTGAGATTACTGACCAAGACCAAGACTTCAAACCATCTTCATATAATAGCACTGAATCAACAAACATAGAGTTCAGACAAGGTTCTATTATGGATGATACTCAAAGAATCATCGATAGCCAACCACAAGGTGGTAGAAGATTACAACACGTCGGTAATGCAATTGACCAAGTCAGTAAGGTATTCCACGATGGATATAATGAGATGACTAAAGGTTCGAGAGTTTTAACTTATACAGGAGCTATCGGACAAGAGGTTGGAACAGAATATTGTAGAGTTTTTGCTAAAGATATACCATATCTTCAGTATAATGATTTACAGAAAACAGATGGTATGACAACTCAAGGTAGAAAGTTTGCATACTCTGTAATGGATTCGACATACAATTTGAATATTGCTCCAAACAAAAGAGAGGGAGGACAAGATTCAACTAACTTAGTTAACGATACTGCTAATGGTGTATCTTATGCTAAAAAATATATGTTCTCACTTGAAAATTTAGCTTGGAGAACATCTGCAACACCAGGGTTCAGTGTTTCGGAATTGCCAATATGTGAGAGAGGACCTAATAGTGGTAGAGTCATGTGGTTCCCACCATATGGTTTAACATTTAACGAGTCTGTGAGTGCTAACTGGAAATCAACAGATTTCTTAGGAAGACCTGAACCAGTTTATACCTATACTAACACACAAAGAACAGGTTCTATAACTTGGAAAATTGTTGTTGACCATCCTTCAGTTTTAAATATTATTGTTAACAAGGTCCTTAGTAATGAAACAAATAAGAATAGAGTTAATAGTATTCTTGAATCATTCTTTGCTGGTTGTAGAAAATATGACCTTTATGAGTTAGCTAAGAAATACTATACAGTTGCTCCTGGTGAATTGAACGAACTTCAACAAATTATCAATTCAGGGGATTTGAGTAAAGAGCAATTAGGGTTCATTAGAGACACTGTTGCAACAGGTAAGGACAATTCAGGTAATCAGGCTACTTTGGTTGCAGAACCAAGTCAAAATACACCTAGTGATGATTTGAAACAGTTTCAGAACTTCTCATTGTATTTTCCTAACAACGACCCTGTTCAAGGAAACATTTCAACTTATCCAGCATATTATTCAATTTACACAGCACAAAGTGGTAGCACAGAATATAGTAAACCAGACCTTCAACAATTTTTTGGTAACGTAGTTGCAAAAAACTATGACGAGGTTAAAGATAAGTTCTTCGTTCAACTGGCTAGCACGTTGGAAAACAGTCCAAATAAAATAGTTACTATTACATTGGAGGGAAGTGCATCTGCGGCAGGTAAATCACCTTATAATCTTACGTTATCGGAAAGAAGAATAGATTCGGTTATTAAATTTTTCGAATCAGACCCCGCCTTAAAAAAATTAATCAATATCGGTAGAATTAAATTCAGACAAGTTCCGAAAGGTGAAAATGCAAATGCAAAAAGATGGAATGAAGGTAGGTTTGATGAAACAAAATACAACTGTAGTGACTCGGACGATAGTGCAGAGGGAAACAACCCTTCACAAATCTACTCGGTAGCTGCTATGGCATGTAGACGAGTTAGTATTTCTTCGATTGTTGCAACAACAGGAGTTCCGAACCAACAACCTGCACAACCAACACAACCTTCAGGAGGACCTGGAAATGAACCGTTGAGACCAATCAATGCACAAAACATTGAAACAAAAATAAGAAAACCTGATAATATCACCAAGAGAGTCTTAAGGACTTTATTGTCTGAGTGTGATTACTTTGAAACGATTAAAGAAGAAACACCTATGGTGTATGATTCACTCAGAGAGAAGTTAAAATTTTTCCAACCCGCATTCCATTCTACAACTCCAGAAGGATTGAACTCAAGATTGACATTCTTACAACAATGTATGAGACCTGGTGATACAATACCAACGGTTAAAGAAGTTGATGGAAAACAAGAACTTCAATTCAATGATGCGGTTAATACAGCCTTTGGAGCACCACCAGTCTTAGTTTTGAGAATTGGTGATTTCTATAACACTAAAATCATACCTGATGGACTTCAAATTAGTTACGAAAGTTTAGACATTAATCCTGAAGGTATTGGTATCCAACCAATGATTGCAAACGTTACGTTGTCGTTTAAATTTGTTGGTGGTAGTGGACTCAAGGAATCCATTGATAAATTACAAAATGCTCTGACGTTTAATTATTATGCAAACACAGAGATGTGGGATGATAGAGCGGATGTTACCGATGATAGTCTCAAAGTTCTTGATAAAGAATTCTTACAATTAGTTAATCAGGCTGCTGTTCCGACAGTAAACCAAGCTCCAAACCTTAACGGACAATCAAATGAAAATACGATTGGTGACAGATTAACGACAGTTATAACCGCTAGTGGGGAGACAGGAACGGTATCATACAAACAGTTCATGGATAATTTAGTTTCAACAACTCAAACATATTTCCAAACTGTTGTTAATAAAAGTAGGGATGCTCTCAATCAATATAACAACGCAATACTTCAGAATTGGAGCACTGCAAGAATTTATACCAAAGGGAATTTCTTGGTTACACCAAGTGAGGATGTTTATCTATTTGGTAAACCCGATTCAATTCAACAAATAATTGATAAAGTTACCAATGATTTTATTGGAAATATTGAGTCAACTACTGAAGCAACTCAAGACCCATTCATGTTCTTCATTACAAGACCACAAAAACAATTTAATGAAAAGGCAATTAGAGAATTGAGAAAAAACTTCGTTCAATATGTTAAAAATAAAAAAGGGACTTTCCAAAACGGATTGACAAAGATTAATCAGGATATGGTTAATGCGGAACAAACATATCTACAATTCATAAGTAGAGCTAATACAGCACCATATAATACAGGAGTTGGAACTCAGTTAGACGGTTTACAACAAAAGAACGGAAACTTAAGATTGTATAAAACAAGTGGAACAACTCAAGTAAGCGCCGGTAGCACCGCGGCTGATACTCAAATAGAAATGACTGAAGACATTATTAAAATAATAAGAAATCTGAACGAATTCTATTCCGCGTCAACATCGTTGTCAGAATTTAATTATCAGGGGAATTTATATAAGGGACATCTTGTTTATGGTGAAACAAAAGAAAATACAACGGCTAAGTCATTAGAGAGTGTAGTGTTTAACCAATACTCTAAGGACCCTAAGTTTGTTAGTCTTCCATTGAAACGTGAATATATGTTATTATCAAATGATTTGAAAAGTGAAAACTATCAAACATTTAAAAATGCGTTGATTGGTAATATTATTAATAACGATAAATTACTCGGGACTGCGGGTAGTAACACAAACATATCACAAGAATTTGATGCGTATTGGTTGTCACAAGCCAAACCATTATTCGACCAAGAAAACACTCTGGCACAGGCGTTCTTGAATGAAATGGAAACAAATAAACTTAAAAACTTTATCAAATATACTCCGTTCCCAAGTAAGACTAGATTGTTTAATTATGAATTGAACACTAATCCTACAGACAATGAGAAAAATTTAATAAAGGCTCTTGGGGCAACAACAAACCAATCAACAAATAAAACAACATGGAATGACCCTCAAGGCTCAATCTTTATTTCAAAAATAAAACTTAACTAATGGGATTTCCTTACTATAATAGATACAGTGAGTTTCTTATAAATGGTGAACAAACCGTTGTCCCTTTTGTGAATATTCCACAGAAGACCACGGATAAAACATACATTTATAAGATTGCACAAAGTAGATTGGATAAAGTGTCCCAACAGTTCTACAACTCTCCATATTTCAGTTGGTTAATATTACAAGCCAACCCACAATTTGGGGGTTTAGAAAATAATATCTACGATGGTGCTATACTCGTAATTCCATTTCCTTTGATTCCTTCATTACAGGACTATAAGGGTGCTTTGGAAAATTATTTTTATTATTATGGCAGGTAACATTCAAGCGGACAACAACGGTAACATATATGTTGAATTTGATTACAATAACATCATACTTGTAGACCCAAACCGCACAATTAACAGTGATGGTAAAATTTATGAAAGATTAGTTGACCATGAGAATCTCATCATGTATGCAAATCTTGAAGCTGATGTTTTACCAAGAACAAAGTTACTTGTTGGAGTAAGTCCTGAAAATAGTGTAAGACAAACTGTATCAATAGCCAAAATTAATTTCCTCAGACCAGGAAAAAATAATTATTTTGGGACCGGTTATTACGATGAGTTAACAGGTGCGGGAGCATTAATAGGTCAAGCAAGTAACCAACCCTTAAGTAAAACTAATGTAGGTCAAGCAGGTTCAAAAGGATTTACCGTTGCCACAGTTGTTGATGAACAAGATATTGTCGACAACGGTCTTTTAGGTATCACAAGTATTAACGTAAAGGTTTCATCTTCTTTTATTCCGTCAGTATCTGTTGAACTTGAAGATGTTCAGGGAAAGGCATTATTTCAGTTAGGTAATAACTCACCATATGCTGCGTTCTTCAATTTACCTTACCCACAATTCTATCTTACATTAAAAGGTTATTACGGACAGGCGATTAGATATCAATTAAATTTAGAAAAATTCAATGCAAGATTTAATAGTGCTAGTGGAAACTATACTGTAAGTTTGGACTTCAAAGGGTTTAAGTTTAACGTGTTGAACGAAATTTCGATATCTCATTTATTAGCGACGCCTCACATGTATAGTAAGAGATATAATATTAATTCAAATAATGTCTCAGCAAACAATACAACAACGAATCAAAACTTACAACAGCAACAAAGTAATGTTGTGTCAAACACAACTAATACTGACCCATCTAAAGCGTCAGTAAGCACTTCTGCTAGTTTTGTGTCTGAGAAGGGATATCAAAAAATAGTTGAAGTTTATAGTGAATATAAGTCTAAAGGATTGATACCACCGGATTTCCCTGAATTAACTATGATGCAGTTGATAAACAAATTCGACACATTCCAACAGGAGATTGTAAACTCATATCCGAAGGTAAATGTAGAACCATTAACGAATGTGAGAAATTATGTTAAGGCCGCAACTGAATTCCAAACTGCGGTATTCGGGACAAATAGTAGTTGGTCTTACAAGTATCTTGACCCTAAGCCTATTATTTTAGATGACAACACCAAAGTTTACTTTTTCAAAAGTAACTTGTTTAATAATCTAACCCAAGAAGAAGTGGCAATTACTGAGTTGAAAAGTATATTCACAAAGTATGTCTCAATTTTAACCGAGAATCCAACGCTAGGTCTAAACAAACCTGCTGAGATAAAGTTAAATAATTTGGGGTATGAAAAACTCCTTGAGACATTAAACATTGCTAATGTTAATTTAACCAAAACCGCAATACAATTTTTTAATGTAACAACACCAAGCGCGGTTCAGACCCAACAAGTTAAACAAGAAATCGAATTAAAGCTAACCCCGAGAGAAGAAAAAGTTAATGGGTCATCAAGAAAAACATCTCCACCTTTATATGTTTTTGAGGGTAAGAATAGATTTATCCAAACCATGAGTCAGATTCTTACTGAGGCAAATAGAAAACTTCAAGAGTTTGAAGCGGCAATAACAGAAGATTTGAAAAATCGTATTCAAAGTCAATCGTTAGGAATTGGATTCAATCCAACAGCTAGAAATATCATTGCGGTTATTATGGCTAATACTGAAGGTTTCTTAAGATTAATGGATGATGTTCACAGTAATGCTTGGAATGTAAAAAATGACCCAATCAGGAGACAAGTGGTTCAGAATAATGTATCTTCAGCGCCAAATATTGAGGTTAGAAAAAATGTGAGTATTGCTAGAAATGCCGCAACCCTAAATCAGGGGTTATCCACCGCAGAAGAACCTGTATACCCTTGGCCTTCTTTCTTCAAAGAATCACCAGACGACAAAAAAGGTAGATTCCAATTAACGTATATTGGAGACCCTTCGGTTGTAGATATAACACAGGGATATTTGTTCCAAACATGGCCTGAAGTTGAGTTCGTGGAAGAGTATATGAAAGGACTTAACCAAAAGTTTTCGGTGCCAACATCTCAAACACCAATCGCAAGTCAACTAACAACTCCTTTAGTTAGCATAAATGCGATAGAATATCCTCAATCGAATGTTCCGTTTTCTAATAAGGAAATACTCAAATTTTTATATGAAATATGGGAAAGACAATTTGTTACATCACACTATTCTAATTACATAAGAGGAACTGCAAATCAACAAAATCAAATTGTTAATTTAAACAAAACCGCAGATACAAGTAATATTGTGGTTTCGGTAGGAACAAGTGCACCGCTCTTGGCATTCAATTTGAAAAACGAGCCTTACACATCAACCAATTTTACAACTTATCTTAGAGATTATTCAAATTTTGGAACAGGAAAGTCTTGGCAAGATTTTATCAGAGATTTCTTTATAACTCCTTACATTAAAAGTGAAGTTGAGACACCATTCAGAATTTTAGGAACAGACGAGTTAGGTTTAGAACCACAGGTAAATGTGAACAGAGGTGAATTATTACAGTTGGCTAAAGAGGCTCCAAACGACCCATTAATTATTGATACATATCCTTTCAGGGACTATGTTTGGTCTTCAGCAAATTTAGCTAACAGTCAGTCGAGTCAGCAACAACAAGTTTATGGCACAAACAAAAGTTTAAAAGTTTTTCCTGATAGAAACCAACTTTCTAATTTTGAAAACATTTACGATTATACGACTAACCGACCTGTTACAAACTTTTCATATCTCAACGTCAGTCAACCTAGTTTCTTGGTTCAACCAATTGAAACCACTCAACAAAACCTTAAAGATTTTTATGATACGAGAAACCCTAATCAGTTCATACCAACAGAGGGATTCAGTCGTTATAGTTCGCCATCAGGAGCAATGCCAGCTAAAAAATCAACATCAATAATTAATACACCATATTTTATAAATGCGATTCAAGAAGGTGTTGAAAATGATAGGACAGGTAGCACTTATCCATATGTAACAGCGGCTTATTTATTTTTAAACTCACTTCCGTTGGGGACTTTGAGGGAAAAATATAAGACCAATGGTCAACAAACGGAATTAGATTATATTGCTTCAGTATTTAACAAATTCGGTGCAATACACAAAATGCCTTATGCTTGGGTTCTTAAGTTAGGTTCTGTTTGGCACAGATATAAGAAATATGTTGATGATAGGGTGGATATCTTGGATAATGTGTGGAAGAACTTTGACTACATCAATAACTACGACCCAGTAACAAATAACGTAGGTAAACAATATGACGTTAAGTTAAAGGATACAACAAACACAATTTCAATACAACTACAAACACAAAATACCCAACAAATTAAAATTCAACCAGGTTTTTATCCAAAGTTGGTAAATGATTTCAACTATTTTTATAATGGGATAAATCTTTATAAAAATTACACATCATCAGAAATACAATCATCAATCAACGATGGTATGTTGTTATATCAGTTTCCAAATTCAAATTTTAATACATCTCAAAATGGTGTGAGTCTTTCTTTGGCTACGTGGTCAATCTTGATACCAAAAAATATTAATGACTCTTTCACAACTCCGAATGTCTGTATACCAGCGGCCACATCACAATTGAATGATGATTATTATGTTATTCCATCCTTTGGTGTAAACTTGAATCAAACTAAATTTGAATGTTTAAATAAAGACACTCAGGCTAATACCGTGGTTAATTTAACATTCAACCCTTCGATGTATAATGGGTCGGTAAGAAGTTTATGGTCTGCACCAAACTACGGATACTTCAATTCAGATGAAATAACAAAACCATCATATGACGAATACATGACTTTTATTCCATCAGGTTCATCTGTGTCTCCAATGTTTTTGAACCCTGTTGAAGGTTATAGTAAAATTGAAGAGATTTTTGGGGTGTTCGATGCTAAGACACTTAACTTAATGGAACAAGAGTTTTTGAATTATTGTAAACCTATCACAAACGTATCATATAGAGTAAATCAATCTACGATAAATGCTACTGTTATTCAGATGGATTCAAACTTTAGAAATTTCCAAAGTTTTATGAGGAGCACGATGACAGTATTTCCAACAGCTCCAAGTAATAGAGTGGAGACACTTTTCCAAGATACAATAACAAAACAATTTGATAACTTTAATTCTCAAATTAAAGGGTTCATGCAGTATGATGTAATCCTTAGGAATGGTAATCCGTCAAACTATAGTAGAAGAATATTTGATTCTTATGTAAGTTATCAGAATACTGTTCAAAGAGTAATCAGTCCAATAAATTTCACACCATACACCTTGAATAGTGTCCCAACATTAGGTGGAACTGTTACATTAGCCCAGTCAAGACAAAGATATCCAAATGAGTGGAAAGCGTTAGAGAAAGAAGTTGGATTTTCAACCATAGACCGATTAAGGTATAAAGATAGTGGTTCTTATATTACAGATTTCTTTGTTGATAATAATATTGGATTTACGGTTGAAAACATTGCTCTGTGTTCAAAACTAATCAAGATGTATGCGACACAGAAACTTTTGAACCCGAGTCTAAACGCATCCACATTCAAAGGTCAGTTAAACACCTACCTAAATGGTCTTGACACGTATCAAGATTTATTGTTGAATCAATTGATTGCAGGATTCAAAGCCGCACTCCCGAATGTAAATCAACCAACAGAAGCACAAATCAACTCCCAAGTTCAGAGTATGCAAGGTAAAGTTGAGACCTACGAAGTATTCAAAACATTGAATGACAAGTGGGTTGCTGGTTCAGATTACAAAACAAAAACCCTTTTCGAAGATATTTTATTCCTTGATAGAGCATCAAGAAACATCGGAGATACAATCATCTTAGACATCTTTGACATTAAAAATATGTTAAATAAGAATTATCTTAATGAGGGTATGTCTGTTTATACATTAATAAGTGGAATGTTGATGAAGAATAATTTCACGGTGATGCCTTTACCTGCCTATGTAAATTTCTATAACGTTCAGGATGTTGATGGGGTGACAGTTCCAAATCCTGAAGGGTCTTTAGAATTTGCTGATAACCTTTGGGGAACATTTAGAAATGTTGACTATAGAAAGTCAGGACCAAAAATGGTTTGTTTCTATGTTGGTAAACCATCGGGTCATTTGAATTTACCAAATATTGTTTCGGGATATGGTGATGATTCATTTGAATTTAGAAGAAGTAGTGAAGTTCCATTACTTGAAAACCAATCAGGAAAAAAAGATTATGCAATTTCTAACAAATGTGTTGGATTCAATGTTGACATAGGTATTAGAAACCAAAACATATTCTCATCTTTCAGTGTTGGACAAGACAATGGAAAGGCAACCTCTGAATCGATTCAGTCAGTTCTTGAAATGGCTAATCAAACAAATACAAGAACCGTAGGTAATCAGAACGCGAGTTTATACAATTACTATAAAGGTAGAAGTTATACTTGTAGTGTTACTGCGTTAGGTAATGCTTTGATTCAACCAACAATGTATTTTAATTTGAGACACGTTCCAATGTTTAATGGTCCTTACATGATTACAAGTGTATCACACTCGATAAGTGCTGGTAACTTCATTACAGAATTTGAAGGTGTTAGACAAGGTGTTTATGATTTACCGCCTATTGACAATTTTATTCAAGCAATAAATCAAAATCTATTAACCCAAATTGAGGCGTTAGTAGTAAACAAAACAGACCAACCAACTACAAAAGGAACCACAACACAATCAATTGCTAATAATGTTGTTCAAGATGCTGACGAGAATACCTTGTCAGAACCAAACACATGTAGTGAAAACTTGAATTCATCATATGTTTCTTGGGTTACAACTGGAGGGACAGAAACAAAAATAAGTCAATTAGAATTTGCAAACGCAATTAAGGCCTCAGCACCAAATAATGTTGCTTTACAAACCATAATATACATAATAACTTATGTTAGAGGATACACTAAGAGTCTTTCAGATGCTGGACAATTTTCAAGTTGGGATAACAACTTTGGTATTATCACTTTGGATAAAGACAATTATTCACAAACAGAAAACTTCATCCAAAACAGTTTCTTCTGTGTTAGCACCAAAACTTTAGGAGGAGTCAAAAAATTACCTGCGGCTAGATTCAAAGATTTAAATGCGTATTTAACCTACATGAAAAACATCATTAGTCCGAGAATCAATGAAATACAAGACCAAGGAGGATTATTGAAATATTATGTAACATCTTTTCCAGTTGACACTATGAAAACTGAAGACTATGAAAAGGATAAACAGAGATATGTGAAAGATTTTACTCCATTATTTAATGCTGCGGCATTGAATGCTGCACAAAATGGATTAAAAGGTGGAATTATTGTAGAAGAACCACCAAAACCACAAGAAACTCGAAGTCAAGGAAATACGCCAGCTCCGACACCAACTTGTCCACCAACAACAGTTTCATCTTATTCACCAACCTCCGCAACTGCAGGAACAATCATTACGATAAACGGAACAAACTTAGAATTTGTGACAAGTATAACTGTTGATAACCAACCAGTAGACGTAAGGTCAATCCAATTAATTGGAACAACTAAAATTAAGTTTTCAGTTCCAACTATAACTAATGCCATACCTGGTGTTCAAGTTAATATTGTTCTTAGAAGTAGTAATAATACATCTGATATTACTTTAACTCCACCATTAACCTATATATAAACGTAATTTAACGAATTCATTATATTTATAATAAACATATTTTTTATGAACATTAAATCAGCCTTAGACAACTATCTCGGAAAATCAGTTAGATTTTCTGAACAAGACAACGGTAACGGAACAAAAGAAGTTTGTGATTTAGACACAGGCGAATGTTATGTTGTTAGAGAAAAAGATGGATTGATAGAAAGAGCGGGACATCAAGTATACACCAACAGAAAAGTTAAAGTTGAGACCGCACACGGTATAAAACAATTATTAAACGGATAATAAAATGAGTTTAGATAAAAAGATTCTAAGTGAAATCAAAAGATACCAAAGTATCAATAAATACATAAGTGAGCAAGAAGCTCCATTACCACCAATACCTGGTGCGGAAGATGCGGTTGCAGACGAAGTAACTGCAGCAATCCCCCCAACAGGTGCTGGTGAAGGTGCTCCTGTAGCACCAGCAGCTCCTGCAGGTCCTGAAAAAATCGATATCGAGAACGACCCAGATGTAGAGAAATTAGATGCTGAAGGTGAATCTGTTGAAGGAGAAGAAGGAGACGGAACTGAAGAGTTAGAAATTACTGACCTTGTGACTTCTCAAAAGAATATTGAGAAAAAACAAGATGAATATTTTAATAACCTTTTCGGACAAATTTCAAAGTTAGAGGCAAAATTATCTGAGATGGATGCTCTAATGAATAGACTCAATACTATCGAAAATAAGATTGAAAAATATAGAGAGAAAACTCCACAAGAAAAATTAGAATTAAGAACTTATGATTCATATCCGTTCAATCAAAAGTTATCAGACTTCTTTGATGACAAAAAAATTGAAATGGAAAAGACAGGTAAAAAAGATTATGTTTTAACTTCAGATGAAGTCGAGGACATCAATCCAACAGATATTAGGACCTCGTTCCAACCGGGACAAGAACCATCTTAAAAAATTTAGAAGGTCATCGAAAGATGACCTTTTTTATTTGACATAAGGGTCATCTTCAACTATATTTATAATTCAATTTAAACACTTTAATTATTTAAAAAATGAGTAATGTATTAGACGCCGTATTGGCACAGTATGAGAAATCACAAAACGCATCGGGCGGGGCCCAAAGTAAAATGTCGCAAGACGAAAGAATGAAAAAGTATTTCGCTTTAATCCTTGGTGATAAAGAGAAATCAGGACAAAGAAGAGTAAGAATCCTTCCTACTCAAGATGGTTCATCACCATTCAAAGAAGCTTGGTATCACGAAATCCAAGTAGGTGGTCAATGGCAAAAGTTCTATGACCCAGGAAAAAATGACAACGAACGTTCACCTTTGAATGAGGTTTACGAAGAGTTGATGTCAACGGGTAAAGAATCAGATAAAGAATTGGCGAAACAATATAAGTCTCGTAAATTCTATATCGTAAAAGTAATCGATAGAGACCACGAAGAAGATGGTCCAAAGTTTTGGAGATTTAAACACAACTACAAGAATGATGGTATCTTAGATAAAATCATTCCAATTTGGAGAAACAAAGGTGACATCACTGACGCTGAAAAAGGACGTGACCTTATCATCGAGTTAACCAAATCAAAAACACCTGCAGGTAAAGAATACACAAGTGTATCAACAATCATGTATGATGACCCAACAGCAGTTCACGAAGAAAAAGAACAAGCAGATGCTTGGGTTAAAGATGAATTATCTTGGACTGATGTTTATTCTAAAAAACCTGTAGAGTATCTTGAAGCAATAGCTCGTGGAGAAACTCCAAAGTGGGATAGTGAAAAAGGTGGTTATGTTTATGGTGACTCATCTGTTGAAACTACTACAGTTGGTGGTGGTAGCAAATCTAAAGAAAAGATGGCTGACCCACAGGAAAACTCAGAAGTTGACACAGACTTACCATTCTAATTTATAACGGGTGGGGTTCGTCCCCACCCATTTTATTATTATTAATATGACTTTCAAAGAAGAAATTGAATTACAAATCAGAGACAATAAAACATTGTCTTTCGAGTTTTTCAGTCAGTTAAAAGACAAAAATTATTTTTCGGGTAGAAACAAACAAGTGGGTGATACTGTTTTGTTTGGTATGTTAAGAGAAGAAACCGACGATGAGGATGACATGCTAATAAAGTTGATTACCTTTCATGAGGACGAGATTGGAGAATTATATGAAGAGGACACAATGTTTTACAACCGAAACAAAACAAATAAATTACCGAGTATCAAAAGAATATTAAATGGCAATCAAGAAGACTAATTTTAATCAAGTAAAAGAGAAGTTCTCAACTTCAGCAAAATATAAACCTCAAAGGTTCCTTGACCTTGGTGAAGATTTTTTAGATGCCGTTGGACTTCCTGGTCCAGCCGTTGGACATTTGAATATGTTTTTGGGTCACTCAGATACAGGTAAGACAACTGCGGCAATCAAAGCGGCTGTTGATTGTCAAAAGAAAAAGATTCTTCCTGTGTTTATCATTACAGAACAGAAATGGTCTTTCGACCACGCAAAACTTATGGGTTTTGACTGTGAAGAAATAGTTGACGAAGAAACAGGAGAAATGGATTGGGGTGGATTTTTCATCTTCAATAACAACTTCAGTTATATCGAACAAATTACTGACTATATCAACTCATTGTTAGATGCTCAGGAAAAGGGTGAATTAGACTACGAAGATGAAGATGGGATACAATCACCAAGCTTATGTTTTATATGGGATTCTGTGGGGTCTGTGCCTTGTAAGATGACATATGATGGTAAGGGTGGTAAGCAACACAACGCATCTGTATTGTCAGACAAAATTGGTATGGGTATCAACCAAAGAATTTCTGGTTCAAGAAAGTCAGATTCTAAATGGGAAAATACTTTAATAATCATCAATCAACCTTGGGTTGAATTACCTGATAATCCATTTGGTCAACCAAAGATTATGGCTAAAGGTGGAAATGCTGTATGGTTAAACTCATCATTGGTGTTTTTATTTGGTAATCAAAAAGGTGCTGGAACTACTAAGATTACTGCGACTAAAGACAAAAGAAGTGTTAAGTTTGCAGTAAGAAGTAAAGTATCTGTGTTGAAGAATCACATCAATGGATTAGGATTTGATGATGGTAGAATCATCGTTACACCACACGGGTTCTTGGCGGGAAAAGAAGCGTCTGAGGAGAAAGCTTCAATTGAAAAATACAAGAAGGAGTATGCTGAATACTGGAAAGATATTATCGGAACAGACGGTGACTTTGACTTGAAAGAAGAAAGAGAAGATTAGTAACCTTTAAATAAACTATGTGTCTAAAACTTTATTGGTAGATGGTGATAACCTTTTTAAGATTGGCTTTCACGGTGTTAAAGAACTTTATAATGATGGGGCTCACGTTGGGGGTGTTTATCATTTTATTAATACTCTTCGCCGATTCTTGGATGAACACAACCACGACAAAGTCGTAGTCTTTTGGGACGGAGATTCCAATTCCTCAATTAGAAAAGCAATATATCCTCAGTATAAGGGAAACCGGAGACAGGATATGAATGAATACAAATACGAGTCTTACTTGCAACAAAAGGCAAGAGTGAAGACGTATTTGGAGGAGGTGTTCGTGCGACAAGTTGAGATGATAAACAATGAAGCCGATGACCTTATCGCTCACTATTGTAAGATAGCCACAGAAGAAAAGATTATTATATTTTCTGCAGACAAAGACTTAACCCAATTGATATCAGAAAGGGTTACCATCTATTCTCCAATTCACAAACAATATTTCAAAAACGGTGACAAGATTTCAATTAACAAAGTAGACATTCCTCATCAGAATGTAACCGTGTGTAAAATCTTTACAGGAGACAAATCAGATAACATCGATGGTATCGAGGGTTTGGGTGAAAAAACTCTTGTGAAATTATTCCCACAAATGTTGGAAAAATCTTGCACTGTCGAGGAATTGTTGGATAATGCACGAAATATCCCACAAAAAAGACCTATTAAAAGTTTATCAAATATTTTGACTGGTAAGACAAAAAGCGGTATACTTGGAGAAGAGTTCTACAGAATAAATTCCAAAATTGTTAACCTTCACGAACCTCTAATCACAGATGAGGGTAAACAACTGGTAGAACAAATTCACACCGATACAATTGACCCCACCGATAGAGGATACAAGAACTTAATGAGACTGATGATGGAAGACGGTCTCTTTAATTATCTACCTAAGAATGATGAGGCTTGGGTAAACTTCCTTAAACCTTTCATGAAATTAACAAGAAAAGAAAAACGAAAACTATGATTGATTATTCCATATCTCAAAAGTTTAAAGTTCAATACAGAACTGCAAAACCTTTCCCATATATTGTAATTGATAATTTTTTACCTGAATTTTTATTACAATCTTGCTTAAACGAAATAAAAAAACATGATGAATGGTATTCTAATCAACTAGAATGGGTTGAAAAATTTGAAGTTAATAAGTTGTTTTATCCTACAGATAATACAGATATGACAGAATTCTCTCAAAAACTTCCAATTACCAATATGGTTACTGAATATATGAATTCAGATAAATTCATAAAGTTTTTAGAAGATTTAACAGGATTTGAAAAGTTATATAGAGACCCAATAATGTTGGGAGGAGGAATCCATAAAATAAAAAAAGGTGGAAAGCTTTCTGTTCATATAGATTATAATGAACATCCTGGAAAAAAATGGAAAAGAAACTTAAACCTATTACTTTATTTAAATGAAAATTGGAAAAAAGAATGGGAAGGAAATTTAGAACTATGGGGAGGGGTCCCTTGGAAGAAAGAAATTGAGGTAGAACCTATATTCAATAGAGCAGTTATTTTTTCTATTGAAGACGCACCTCACGGACATCCAATACCATTAAACACACCTGATGATGTGTCAAGATATTCATTAGCGTTGTATTATTTTACTGATGAAGAAGTAAAACAAGGACATAGCGTCATATTCTATAAGGATGAAGACTTGGGAATAACAAAAAACAATAACAATATTTTTAAATAGAAAAACGAAACACAAACAAAAATTAAAACTATGAAAGAGCAAGACAGCACTAAGATGGAATTTTTGCTTACCTTAAACGACAACATCGTCGTTCAAAGATTCTTTAATGTAAGAGGGTATAACCCGAAAGCTAAAAACTCAGTTGAGTTGTATGAATACATTAAAGGACTCAAAGAAGAGCTTGACTATTATCTTAAGATGAAGACGGTTATCTACATGATGGATAACAAAGAATCGATTATTCATGACCCAAAGATTATGGAGACTTCATTCACTGAAGGACCTGAAATTTTCAACCTCTATGTAAAGGTTGGAGAACAGACAATTTGTCAGAGAATTTTTGATGGAAAAAAGTTTCCGCCGAAAGTTCGTTATACGGTTGACGTAAGACCATTTTTGAAAGATGTTCTTCGCGAATTGACTGACATTTTTTCAAACAATGAATTAAGTTACGATTATTTGGAATTTGATTTAAGTAAGTAAGTATTTAATAATATAGAGGGGTAAGTTACAATTTATGAATAAGAATTTCGATTATTTAGGCAATCAGTTTCAGATACAATTATTAAACCAAATCATAGAGGACAAGGAATTTTCTTCATCTATAATGGATGTAATTGAATCTTCATACTTTGATAACAAGTATTTCAAAATCATCATTCAGATGATTAAGGAATATTTCAAGAAATATGAATCAACTCCCAACTTTGATACATTAGAACAAATTGTTAAGTCTGAGGTTTCACAGGAACTCGTTGCTAAAATTGTTTTAGATACCCTTAAACAAGTTAAAGAAGCTCCATTCGAAGGAACAGTATTTGTTCAGGAGAAGGCTTTGAAATTCTGTAAGCAACAAGAGTTACAGAAGGCTATGGATAGGGCACAGAAAATCATCACTGAAGGTGACTTCGAATCTTATGACAAAGTCGAGGGATTAGTTAGAGAAGCTTTACAGGTAGGTCAAACAGACAAAGGAACATCAGATATCTTTACAGGATTAGAAACCGTGTTAGATGAAGACTATCGTCACCCTATTCCGATGGGTATTGCAGGTATTGACAGACTACTTAAGGGTGGTTTGGCTAAAGGTGAGATTGGAGTTATCTTAGCACCAACAGGTGTTGGTAAGACTACAATCTTAACAAAGATAGCGAATACTGCATTCAATATGGGTTACAACGTTCTCCAAGTATTTTTTGAAGACAACCCGAAGATTGTTCAAAGAAAACACTTTACGATATGGACTGGTATTGAGCCTGATAATCTTGCTAACCACAGAGATGAAGTTATGTCCAAGATTACTGAGATTCAAGAAACAATGAAAAACAAATTGGTCCTAAAGAAACTTGCGTCAGATACTATGACTATGAATCAACTTAAGAATCAAGTTAGAAAAATGATTGCTGATGGAAACAAAATTGATTTAATTTTGTTGGATTATATCGATTGTGTTCTACCTGAATCAAGTGCGAAAGACGAATGGAAAGCCGAAGGTTCTGTAATGAGAGGGTTCGAGGCGATGTGTCACGAATTGAATCTTGTTGGATGGACTGCCACACAAGGTAATAGGTCTTCAATTTCCTCTGAAGTTGTAACGACTGACCAAATGGGTGGGTCGATTAAAAAGGCTCAGGTTGGTCACGTAATTATCACTGTTGCAAAAACACTTCAACAAAAGGAAATGAACTTGGCGACAATCGCTATCACAAAATCTCGTCTTGGTAAAGACGGAGTTGTTTTTGAAAACTGTAAATTCAATAATGAATTGTTGGAGATTGACACTGAATCATCAGTAACATTCTTAGGTTTTGAAGAACAACAAGAAGAAAGAAAAAGAGATAGAGTTAAGGAGCTTCTTGAAAAAAGAAAAGAAAGAGAAGCACAGCAAAAAACAACTTAATTAAATATCTACTTTTTTCAAAAAAAACTTATTTTTTTTATCAAAATTAATGGTCAGTTATATGCCGACCACATATTTATCATTAAAATCAACGATTTTTTGATAAAAAAACTACATTTTAAAATTTAAACAATGGACATTTCAAACAGGATTTTATCGGAGATTACAGTGTATATGAAATACGCTAAGTATATTCCAGAACTAAAGAGAAGAGAGACATGGCAAGAACTTGTCACAAGAAACATGGAGATGCACATTAAGCAGTATCCAGAAATCGAAAAGGAGATTAGAGAGAATTACATGTATGTTTACAGAAAGCAGGTATTACCTTCGATGAGGTCAATGCAGTTCGCAGGTAAACCAATTGAAATTTCACCTAACAGAA